GAAATAAACTTACAAGTGCGGTATGCACTTCAGTAAACCCTAGTGCTCCGCCACAACACAGATAAAAGTCTAGTCATCGTGGTACTGCACCAATCCACAAAGGAAATGTCATGGCATTAAATTTAGTCCGTAATAGTAAAGTATTCTTTACTACAAACGTAGACGCTGACGGCGACGTAAAAGCTGCCAGTGTAACTGCATTCTCTGCAACCAATACTCAAGAAATCCAAGTTCTAGACGGGTTTACATTCTCACAAAACGTAAACGCTGAAACAGTTACTATTTCAGAAGCAGGTGTTGCTCCTGTACGCGGTCAGCGTTCATTCAACACTTCACTAGCACCTGTTGACTTTTCGTTCTCTACTTATATTCGTCCACGTAATCAAACTACAAAAATTACTTGTGAAGAATCAGTACTATGGAATGCACTGTTAAGTGATGCTGCTATTGTATACAGTACTATGTCAGGCGTAAGTGCTGTAACAGCAAGCGCTACTGGCTTAGTTACTATTGCTGGTACTGGCATGACTCCGTTGCCTGTAGTAGGTGACGTTATTACTCTTTCAGGTATCGCCACTTCTACTCCTGCCGGCAACGACAAGTTCCTAAACAACTCAGGTACTGTAGTAACTTCAACTGCTACCAGCATTACTGTTCAGTTATTTAACTTTGCTACTGTAGCCATTACAGGCAGCATCTTAGTAACTGCTAGTACTGTAAAGTGGACTAAAGCTTCTTGGAGCGAGTCAAACACAACGTACAGCCAAGCAACTTCAGGCCCTAGTGATAAAAACCAACTACAAAAGTTTGGAATGTTGTTCTTAGTAGACAACGTACTATACGCAGTTGATAATTGTGCACTAAACCAAGTTACTGTTGATTTCGGCTTAGATGCTATTGCTACAGCTCAGTGGACTGGTCAAGCTACAGCTCTACGTCAGTTTGCTACAGGCGTATCTGCTAATGCAGGTACTTTCGCAGGTGGAACTACAGCAGACGTAGGAACTGGTGCTTACCAAGTAAAAGATACGGCAGCTGGTTATATTACCAACAAGCTAAGCACTGTTGCCCTAAGCGCAGTAAAAGCAATTGGTACTAGCATCGCAGCAGGTGACGCATATACCATGCCTATTACTGGTGGCAGCTTTACCCTAAGCAACAATATTACCTATATTACACCAGCTAACCTAGGCACTGTAAATGCTCCTGTTACCTACTACACAGGTACTCGCGCAATTACTGGTACCCTAAATGCCTACTTACGTACAGGTACCTCAAAAGAAACAGGCGAACTACTAGCTGACTTGCTAGCAGAATCTGCCACAAACATTGAGCCTATGTTCGCACTAAGTGTTAATATTGGTGGAGCTACTGGTAACAGAGTAGTTTTAGAAATGCCTGCTATTACTCTAGGTATTCCAACCATTGACGTTCAGCAGGTTGTATCAACCGCTATTAACTTTACTGCTCAAGGTTATGTACCTAATGCCACAGCAGCTAGCAGTGTATTCGACTTAACTAAGCCAACAGACTTAGCAGTTCGTTACTTCGCTTAATCGGTTTCAGGGAGGGGCTTGATCACCCCTCCTCTTTTTCTCTACTATAAAAGGATATAAATCCATGTCAGTTTCCCTATCACTAAAGTCGCTTTTAGTACCCAGCAAAACAGTTGAAGCTGAGTTTCCAGGTTTTCCTGGATTCGTAGTTCAACTAAGCTTCCTAAGCCGCGAGACCCTTGTCTCGATCCGTAAAAAGGCTACCAAAACCAGCTTTAAGAACCGTGCAGCATCAGAAGAACTCAATGACGAGCTATTCTTACAGCTTTACGTTCAAGCGTGTATTAAAGGTTGGAAAGGCTTTAAGCTTAGCTATCTAGAACAACTAGCACCTGTTGATTTGAGTGATCAAAAAGACATGAGTGCTGAACTAGAGTATTCAGACGACAACGCTCTATTCTTAATGAAGTCATCCGCTAATTTTGATAGCTGGGTGAGTGAACAGGTAACTGACTTAAGCAATTTTCAGAAAGCCAGCGGCAGCAAGTAAACTCTCAAATAGAATCATATTTTCAAAATACCGGAGTGGGCATGACTCGCGAACAGTATTTTGAAATGTGCGAGCTGATGGGTTCGACGCCGCTGGAAGAAGAAATTCCTATTGAGTATGATGATTTACCGCTAGAAGTACAAGAAGTTTTACATATATACAATAGTTTACCAGATCTATGGGACTATATGGGTGGAAACTATATAGGTAAAAATCTACAAAATATTAGAGACGTTTTTGACATGTATGACGTCGAACGTAGCGATCACAGAATGTTTTATGAATTTATTTGTAATATAGACCGCATAAGAGCTAAACAAATACAAGACAAAAAACCCAAAAAATAAAAAGCCCCATAACTATATAGTTATGGGGCTTTTTTATTGCATAGAGTAAGTGTTAACTGTACGTAACATTAAATTATAACTTTCTGGATATTTATCGCAAAGCCAAGAATAGGCACTTCCGTCAGCAATATGAGATACTACCTTGTAATTAGTATTTGTAAGTTTAGCAATTTCTTTTCTGGATTTTTTAGTTTGTGTTAATAATAAAAATGCTTGCTCAATTTGTTCCCTACTAAATTTAGCATTTACATTATAGCCTGTAGTTAATACTTTGCGCTTATTTTTTGCATTTAACATTTCAGTATACTTTTCAGGGAAAGCATCTTTTAACCAGACATGCTTAGTCCCTCCAGCAATAGCTATAACAGTTCCATATCCTATACCAGTATTTACAGATATTTGTTTTAGTGATAAACTATTTTCTACTATATGTAAAAATACTTCTTGTATTTGTTGATTACTATATTTAGCTCTACAGTGATCTTCGCCTTTAACAATATATTTAGGAGAATCTCCAGCTTTTTCTAGTGTATTAAATCCATTATTAACACTATCATATATTTGAATAGCCTCATTTTCACACTCATCTAATTCTTCCGGTAAACATTCTAATAGTACTTCTTGATCAGGAAATCCATAAATGTAATACGCTTCTTGCAACTTTTTAGTATGCGCATTTTTTCTAAAAAGGTTATCATGTGAAAGTTTACGCTTCTTTATATCTAAAGCTTGACCTACATAAACCTTATCAGTATCTTTAAATCTTAATAGATATATACCACAAGTCATAATGTTTTCCAAAAGTTATTTAATATACTATTGTAACAGCTTTGGGAAATTTTACAATTTCAAAATTTGAAAGCCTGCATGAAAAATACACCGTTGACTCGACAAACCCTTGGTGTTATAATAGTGGGGTCAGCAAAGAGTACACAAATTTGGGTACTGAACCGCCAGGAGAATATATGGCAGATAATAAAGTAACAATTGACCTACAAATAGCCAGCAAGGGTATGGACCCTGCTGTACAGAAAAGTCAAGCAATCCGAGATAATTTAACCGCTGCTGGTGGTGCTATGAGCCGCACAGGCGGTGGTGGCGGAACTGCTGGTTCGCGTGCAATTTCAGAAAAAGCTGCAGGGCAAGAATATGCAGCACAACGAGGTGTAGCTGGTGCCACAGGTGCCAGCGCCAGAAACTTTGCAGCTGAGTCGCAGGGCTTAGGTGGATTAGTGCGGCTATACGCTACTGTTGCTGCTAATACTTATGCAGCTGCTGCAGCTTTTACAGCACTAAGCAAAGCCATGGATACCACTAATATGATCAAAGGCTTAGATCAATTAGGTGCAGTAGGGGGTAGAAACTTAGGAGCTTTAAGTAAGCAATTAGCACAAGCATCTGATGGGGCTATTAACTTACGAGATGCAGCACAAGCAGTAGCACAGGCAAGTGCTGCAGGGCTAGGGGGAGCTCAAATCCTAGAATTAGGTGAAATAGCAAAGAAAGCCTCTCAAGCCTTAGGTGTTAGCATGCCAGATGCTTTGAGCAGAATTAGTCGTGGCGTTATTAAATTAGAGCCAGAATTATTAGATGAACTTGGTATTTTTACAAAAATTGATGAAGCTAGTAGAAAATATGCTCTTTCTTTAGGAAAATCTGTAAGCGCTTTAACTGACTTTGAAAAACGACAAGGCTTTGCTAATGCAGTAGCAGAAGAAGGTAAAAGAAAATTTGAAAGTATTAAACTAGATGTTAATCCTTACGATAAACTATTAGCAAGTTTTCAAAACTTACTGCAAACCGGATTAGAGTTAGTAAATAAAGTTTTAGCTCCAATTGTTAAAACACTGTCCGAAAGTCCTGTAGCACTAGTAGCAATACTAGCATTGATAGGTAAAACTTTACTATCTCAAGCAATACCCGCTATAGGTCAGTATAAAAAAGGTTTAGAAGATCAAGCGGTATCGGCTACTGCCGCTTTAGAAAGTGCTAAAAAATTACGTGCAGAACATAGAAAAACTATTGATACTTTAGAAGCTACACGTATTGGACAAGAAGATAGTAATACGGCTAAAAAAGCAGGAATAGAGTTAGATAAATTAGCTCAGAAGGCGGGGCTATCTAAAAGCACACAAAAAATTCTTGCTAATGCTCCGGATGTAAGAGCTGAACTACAAAGTACTGCAGCAATTAAAACTACTACTGAAGCTTTAGAAAAACAACAAAAACAATTAGAAAAAAGAACTTATTCAGAAACAGCGGCATCTCAAAAACGGGCAGCTGAAAATGCCGCAGAAGTAGCTCAAATTAAGGCCACTATCGCAGCTTTAAAAGATAGAACCCGTGCCGCTGAGGAATACGCAGCAGTAACGGGGCCAAATGTACGAGTAGGTAAAGTAGGGTTATTTAGTCAAGAAGCTAAACAAATTAGAGATTTAAAAGCAGCTACTTCTAAATCTACATCTATCGGTATCTTACAAGATGTTTCAAAGACTATTGATAGCAGTAGTATATCAGATGCCTTTAAAGTACTGGGCAAGGGGCTTACAGATAATACAGATAAACTTACTACATTTGGTAAGGTAATGACAGCAGTACGGGGTACTGGAGCAATATTTTCGGGCGTACTATCTGGAATTGCTAGCGCTCTGGGTACTTTAAATATTGCAGTAAGTATAGGCTTAGCCGCAATAGCAGCTTTAGACTTTTTATTTTCTACTAACTCAAAACAAGCAGAAGAATCATCTAAGGCATACGATGCATTAACTAGCTCTTTAGAAAATACCAACCGTACTATTGAAGTTTTAAATAAAAAAGATCCTTTAGCTCAATTTAATACTGAGTCACTTTCTGCTGTTTCTACTGCATTTGATGATTTAACTAATAACATGCAAAACTCATTTGAAAAAATGAAGGCAAATATTGCAATGATGAGTTGGTTCGATGAAATCAAAGATGGCATTAAAAGTATATTTAATCAAGACGAACTAAGCAAAAATTCAAAACAGTTTGCTTTGAGTATTACTAAAGCTTTAAGCTTAGCTACTGAAGGTGCTGCAAAAACGACTACAATAGAAAATTTAACTAAGTTATTAGGAGTAAACCCAGAAGACTTAAAGTCGTTGTCTAAAATTGATTTTACGTTTAAAACCCAAGAGCAAGCTCAAGCGCAGTTAAAAGAGTTAGGAAAAGCATTACTAGCTACTAAAGGTACTGCGCAAGAAGTAGATGCAGCTTTAAAGTCTTTTAATAAAACTTTTGATGAAATATTAGTTGCAGCTATTCCAACAGATCCTATGGCTAAACTAGGGCAAGAAACTGTTAAATCGGCCAAAGCTATAAAAATGGCTTTGGATGACTCGTCACAAGCACTTACAAAACTAACAGAATTATCAAAAGATACTGCAAGTTTAAGAATATTTGATACTAAAACAGGCACTGAACTAGCCCGTAACTCTGATTTAATTAATAAACTTAGCTCTGACATAACAAACTATCAAGCACGGATTAAAGCGTTAAGTGCAGATGAAAAAGAATTAGGTGTAATTAGAAAACAGGGTGTAGGTGGTAGAACAGAAACAGCTGCTAAAAATAGAGAAATAGACTTAGAACTAGTACGTATTAAGTCACAAAAACAGTTAGCTGAATCAGGAATAAAAGCAGCAGAAGTTGCTTTAGCTCCTTTTAAAGAATCAGCTACTCAAGGGGCGGATGCGGCGTTCAAACGAGGCTCAAAGTTAATTGATGATTCTATTGCACAGGGATTTGCACGTGCAAGTATAACTATATCTACCGCCTATGCTACTATAGCAGGCGATACAAAGGCTGGAGCTTTACGTCGAGCAGAATTAGAAAAACAGAGTATTAGTCTTCAAATGCAGCAGCTGGATTCTCAGATTAATATGGTAGATTCACAAGCAGCTTTGCGCAATGCAATTGAAGAAAACACTATTGCATTAAAGAGACAAGAGGTTACTTCATCTACTAAATTATCCGCAGAAGAAAAAACCACTCAGCTAGACGCTCTTGCAAAACGTGAAGAAGCTTTAAAAACTACTCCTTTTACTCCAAGTGAAGAACAGTCACGTAAAGCCTTACAAGCTAGACGAGCAGAATTTTCTGCACAAAGAAAAGGTATAGATATTCGTGCAGGTATTGAAGTATCTGGTATTGAAGTTACTGCAGCAAAAGATTTATTAGATACTGAATTAAAAGCTTTACAGGCTAAAAAACAGGCCAATGACTATAGACAGCAAGGTTTATCTTATTTATCGGATGAAACGCTTTTAGCTAATAAACTATTAGATGAACAAATTCGTACTAAACAAAATGCCATAGAGATAGCAGATATAAATGATAAAATTCGCCAAGCAGAAGAAGGGGCTGTAGCAGCTACTAAAGCTAAAAGAACTGAAGATGCAAAGACATTAAGACAATCCGCCGAATCATTTAAAGTACGTAAAACAGGTATATTAGCTAGACAAGAAACCGGTACCAGTATAGCTGAAACCGAAGATTTAGCAAAAGTACAAGCTAATGCTCGAGCGCGTATAACTGCTCAATTAGCTTTAGATAAGACAGTATTTGATACAGCCTTATCAAATGAAAATACTTTGTTCACTTTAAAAGAAGATAATTTACAGAAATTAGCAGCTCTCGGAGCTTTAAGCCCCGAAGTTCAAGCAAAAGCTCAAGCAGATTTAGACTTAGAAAAAGAAAAATCTAGAACTAAAACTGCTACTTTTGAATTAGAACAACAACAGTCTCTTAAGTTATTTGAATTAAGACAAATTCGTGACAAACAAGTTGTAGATAGTCCGGAGTATGCCCAAGCACAGGCTTTAGTTACTGCTACTACAGCTTACTATGATGCTACACTTGCTAATGAGGCAAGAGTAACGCAAGCTAAACAAGCAACTCTTACCGTATTAGGTGCAAATAGCATTGAATTAGCTAAACAAAAAACTACAATGGATTCCCTAGTACTAACTACAGAATCACTAGCCGCCGTATTTGGTACAGTAGGTGAAGCAATTGGTGCAGTTGCTCAAGCTTTGCAAAAGTCAGCAGATTCAGAAAAACAAAATCTAGCTGCTAGAATTGCTTTAGAGGCTCAACTTGAAGCCGCAACAAAATCTGAAGATCCAAAAGCCTTAGCTAATGTAAATAAAGCTATAGCAGATCAAGACAAAAAATCAGCAAAAGATAAACTAAATAACGATATAGCCTTACTAAATTCCTCAAAGAAAATGTTTAAGGAAAAAACAGTAGCCTACAAAGCACTAGATGCCATTGAAAAAGTTCAACACGTTCGTAGAATTTTTGAAAGCAACAAAGAGCTGATTACTTCTATAATGAATGCTGGTAAAGAGTTAGCTACAAAACTAGGATTCATGGGAACAGAGCAAGCCGCCTTAGCTTCTGCCGCTGCCGGAGAAGTAGCAATGGAAACGGCAAAAAATACCGCTAGTGCAACTTCAGCAATCCCAGCAATCTTTGCTAAGTTCTCCGCAATGATGGGACCCTGGGGCTGGGCCGCCGCAGCGGCAGTTGTAGCAGCGCTAGGATTAAAAGGTGGAAGTAAGTCGCCACCCGCCGGATTTACTGCAGAAGAGCAACAAAAGGTACAAGGTACTGGACAGATGTATGAAGGTGGCAAATTAGTAGATCGCGCAGGCGGTGTACTAGGTGACCGTACCGCTAAGGCAAAATCAGTGGGTGACTCTATTGATGAGCTAAGCAAAGTCTTTTTTGACGTCTTAGGTTCTGATAGTAGTAAAATGCTAGGATACTTACGTGGCATTGAAGAAAATACACTGGGTTTAGCCAAAGCACTAACAGGCTCAGCAACAGGTGTTTTAGGCGATAAACCTCTAGGTATTGGCGAATCATCAAGAGGTAGTGGCTTAGCTGGATTCTTATTTGGTAAGTCAAAAACTTCTATTGCAGATCAAGGTATTGAAGTTACTGGTAGTTTAGAAAAGCTATCTCAAGGTATTGGTAATTTTTCTGCATATGTTAATACTGTAACTAAAAGCTCAGGTTTCTTGGGGTTTGGTGGCGGTACTCGCTACAACACTACAAGAGATAAAGTTGAAACTACCGCTGTAGATGCAATAGCAAAGATTTTTAAGAATGTACAAGGTGTATTAGTAACTGCTGCCGAGTCCTTAGAAGGTTCTGGTATGCGAGTAACAGAAGTACTTCGCGATATTCCTATTAAAATTAAAGCTAGTGCAAAAGACTTAAGTGCTAAAGAGTTTGCAGAAGCTGTACAAGCTGAAATTAGTGTGGCACTAAATGCTGCGGCTGAAAAAGCTTTTCCTTATATGAGTGAGTATGTTAGAGTAGGCGAAGAATACTGGACTACGGTTGCACGAGTAAACAAAGAAGGTGAAGTACTCAATCAAGGCTTGAAGATGATTGGGTTAAGCATAATCAAGGCTGCTGAAGGCACTACAGGCATGGAAGCAGCCGCTACTCGAGTAGCTGCCCAACAAAACCTGTTAAAAGCGTTTAGCGGAGACTTAGACGCGGCCACTAGCAGCATACAGTTTTATTTCGATAATTTCTTAACAGAGCAAGAACGTAGTACTTATTATACAGAGCAGTTAACTACTGGGTTTAAAGACCTAGGTATGGCAACAGTTCCTACTCTAGAACAGTTTACCAAAATGGTAGCTGGTTTAGATGCAAATGACGAAGCTCAAGCAAATACTTTAGCTAGCTTATTAAAGCTAGCTCCTGCATACGATAAGCTACGTCAAGCGCAAGAAAAGACATCGCAGCTACAAGAAGATTTATGGACACTAGAAGGCAAGGGTGCTCAGGCACTTGAAGCTCAACGTGCTCGTGAATTGCGGTCTATGAGTGCTGTAGATGCAGCGCTACAACGCAGAATTAACGCACTAGAAGACGAAAAATCTGCATATGATAAATTACGCGGTGCTTTAAAAGAAACAGTAGAAGGTATTAAAACTTCTGTTACCGGTTTGCGAGATGCTCGAAATTCGCTTTTAACTGGGCCAGACAGTTTTATGACTCCACAACAACGCTTAGAAACACAAAAATCACAATACACTACAGCTCTGGCCGCCGCTCGTGGACCTTTAGATACTCCAGAGCAGCGCAAAACAGCACAAACAGCTGCACAAACAGCAACTAGACTACTTCAAGAAATCAAAACTTCAGGCGATGTGTTATTTGCTAGTGGACAAGAAAACGTAGATTTACGCGCTTGGTTGGCTCAAACAGCTGGTGAAACAGCTGATATATTAGAGGCATCTCAAGTAGGTTTTGAGGAGCAGATTGCTAGTATTGACGCCGGCACTAACGTATTAAAATCTGTAGACTCTACACTAACAAGTATTAAAACTTTATGGGCTGATTATATCACAGCACAAACTGTAACTTCTGAGGCTCCTGTAAATCAAGCACCTGCTACTACTCAAGCTCCAAATTCAGTTGCAGATGCGCAAGTAGCTTCAGCAATGTTACAAGTAGCCGTGCAAAAAGAAACTAATAAGTTACTACAACAACAATTAGAACTTCAAGCCGAACAACTACGCAGCAATGCAATTGCCATGAAAGCACAAACTGATGAGCTTAACAGGGCTGCGGAAGAACGTAGATTAGCAGCAGAGTACGCAGAAAGAAATAAGCCTAGCTTTGGGTACGCCTCAGGTGATGGTGCTTAAATTTAATAAACAAAAACACCCCTTCGGGGGTGTTTTTTAACCCGAGAGAGTTATGGCAGTATACACACAGTATTCACAAGCTTGGCTGGAAGATCCAGATTCAATTAAAATCATACTGGTAGTGGCACAAGTATACAATGTGCAGACTACCCTAACAGAAACTCTGCTTTGGAGTAACGCACCTTATGTAACTTCAGACGGGCTATTAACATTTTCTGCAATAATTCGCAGAGACGTACGACTATCAGAGACCCTAACCTTAGAAGGTACAGGTGCCATGACTTTTGGCGACCTAGAACTAGATAACCCAAATGGTGAATTGGATCTGTACTTAGATAAAACAAAGTATATCTGGAGCAGCCGCTCGCTAAAAATATACTATGGCGACCCACAGTGGAATTGTTCCAGCACGGATATTTACAGTCGATTTCAGTTAATCTTTTCAGGTTTAACTCATGATGTAGACTCACGCGCCAGAAACACTCTAAACTTAAAAATACGAGATAAACTAGAGCAGCTAAATACTCCTGTAACTGAAAATAAACTAGGTACAACAGGAACTTGGAATGGTGGACAACAAAATCAAGATGCTATCAAGCCGCTTGTATTTGGTGAAGTTTTTAATATGACTCCGCTGTTAATAGACCCTAGTACTTTAAAATACCAATTCAATGACGGACCTGCTGAAGCGGTATTAGAAATTCGCGATAACGGCAACCCAATTTACAACACCACAAAACCTAATGGAGCCACAGTAGACCTAACAACAGGTACTTTTACTTTGCCGTATCAAGCCTTAGGTACTATTACTTGTTCAGTACAAGGCATTAAAACGCCTGTAAGAATACTTTCGGCTAACAGTACTATTACTAGTACTCCGGCATATACTGCTGACGTAGCTGCTCTTATTGCAACTGTAGTAACTCAATATGGTCAAGGTGCTGTATCCACGTCTACTCCTCCCAGACCTAGTGCACGATTTGGACTCGCAGACATAGACTTTGTTAACTTATACGATTTTTCGTTTTTAAGTCCTGTAGGTGTAGGTGCAGTGATAGCAGACACACAAAACGTTTTAGTTTTATGCAGAGCGCTAGCTCAAAGTGTTGGTGCACAAATATTTATTAATCGTATTGGACAACTGCAGTTACTACGTTATGGTACCTATTATACTGCAGGTGCTACAGTAACTGCAATAGGCGAAACAGACATTATTTATAATTCATTGAGCATAAGTGCTCGCCTAGAAGCGCAAGCCAGTGTAAAATTAGGTTATGCAAAAAATTACACAGTTCAAAAAGGTTTATTAACCAGCATTCCACAAAATCACAAAGACAGTTTTGCAGAGGAATGGTTAACTGTTACTAACACAGACACTGCTGTAGCTGCGCGGTATCAGTTATCACTTGAAGCTTCACAAATAAACACTCAAATGATAAATACCACCGACGCCTCTACCGAGTGCACACGTAGGCTAACATTTAACAAAACACCCCATACTGTGTACAAGTTCACCGGTACCAGTAAATTATTGGGATTGCAACTAGGTCAAAAGGTAACCTTAACGCACAGCCGTTTTAACTTGTATAACAGTGGTACAGGTGTAGATGCTCAAGTAGTTTCATTGTCACCTAATTGGACTCGTGGAGTCGTAGAAGTCGAGGTATTAATTTAATGGCAACGTCAACAAATTCGCGTAATTTATTACTGAGTACAGCGGCTTCCAGAACTGTTACAAATCAAAAAACAGTTGTGCTAAGTGCTCCTGTAACAGTTTTCTTGTATACGAGTGCAGGGGCACTATTAGACAGTACAGCTACAATAGCCATTACTGCAACAAGACAAAATACCACAGAACCTATTGTTTGGACTAATAATGGTGGTATAACACTATATACCGCAGCTACTGGAGGCACTGCAGTACTGACACCTGACACAACTCCCGGTACTACAGTTACCGTGTATGTACGTGCAAGTGACTTTAGTACCCTAAATTTAAATAGTTTACTGGTAACCGCTACAATCACAGACGTTGATATATTTTCTAGTTCACTAGCTATAACTAAGCTGCAGCCAGGCTCTGCTGGTGTCGCAGGAGACACAGCTGTATTTGCTTATCGAGTTATTAGCGGAGCTAGTTTGCCTGCAGCACCTTCAATAACTCAAGGTACTGTGCCAACAGCAGGAGCTGCTGTAACTGGAACAACTTGGTACTTACAACCCAAAGCTACCCTAGCTGCAGAAGAATGGATGTTTCAAGTATCTGGAACCAGAACCGCAGCAGGCGTATACACTTGGCAAACTCAAGGCTACCTATCAACTTTTAAGGTAGGTAAATTAGAAGCCCTAACTACCGACACAGGTAATTTAACTGTTAGCGTTACAGGAAGCATAAAAACAGCTGCCTCAGTATACGGTCAAGCAGGTGCCTTTTTTATAGGTAATGACGGCGGTACAACTAAATTTTCCATTGGTGACAAGCTGCTGTACAGCGGAACCACGTTTAGTTTACCAGGCATTACTATTGGATCTACTGGGGCAATAAGTGGCATAGGCACTGGTAACGGCACAATTATAAATAACGATTCTATACGTCCAGGGGGAGTAAACTTAGTAGGTAACAGCGGATTTTTACGCAATAATGCATCATTGCCAACTAACTGGGGTATATATAACAATTCTGGTATAACTGTTACTAATTCAGTACAAACAGGCGGAATGTTTGGACAAAATTACGTACGTGTTACTGCAGGAGCCAGTACTCCTACCACACTGGGTATTTATGTAGCACAGTCGACCTCTGATTCTGTTAAATCTTGGGAACCTGCTCAAACTTACTGCGTTAGTTTTTGGGCTCGAGCTTCCGCAGGCGGCTTAGGCAAAAAGATGTATGGGCTTTACAGCAACATGGGATTTACCGGTGGCGTAGACTTAGAAAACCCTGTATTAACAAGTTCTTGGCAGCGGTATGTATTTCGCGGAATACCAGTAAGTAACTCATTTACAGTTAATGGAGAACTATATATTTCTGTGGAAGTACAGGGAACTACTACTCCTTTACCTAGCGGCTCAGTTATTGACATTTGCTGTCCAAAAGTAGAACTAGGAACACAGCCAAGTTCATGGACTCCGTCTCCACAAGACACCATGAATATTAACCTAGAGCCTAGCATTACGGCAAAACTAAGCAAATCTTCAGCAGATATACTAACCGGACCTATTACAGTTAGTACTACTGGCGGTATTGTTGCGGGTACTTTAACTTGGGATAATACTGGTACACGAACTGGTGGTCAAGGTGTTGCCGTCACGCCAAAAGGTATTGTAGGGCATGACGGTATTAAAACAACTTTTGCAATAGATGCTACTACAGGAGACGCAACTTTTTCAGGAAGCTTATCGGCAGCAACAGGCAGTTTTGCTGGTAGTTTATCAGCCGCAACAGGCAGTTTTGCAGGAAGCTTATCGGCTGCAACAGGTACTTTTTCAGGAAGCTTATCGGCTGCAACAGGAAGTTTTGCCGGTAGCTTATCAGCCGCAACAGGTACTTTGGGTACTTTGACTATTAATAGTGGCGGAAATATTAAATCCGGACAAACTGCATATAATACTGGCACAGGATTTTATTTAGGAACAGATAGTGGTACACCTAAATTTAGTATTGGTAACTCAGCTGGTGCAAATTTACAATGGACGGGTACTGAACTATTAATCAATACTCCCACATTTGAATCTTTTACTACATCTATTGCTTCTGGTAATATTGTAACCAGTGTAAGTCATGGGAATCAGTTATATGGATCAAGAACTATATCGGCTACTGGAGGAAAACCTCCTTATTCATATGCATGGTTTTTAACAGGAGCTTCTTACGCCTATGTAGTTAATGCTACTTCTCCAACTGTTACAGTATATGGGTTTGGGGATGGAAATACGGCTACAGGTATTGTAGTTGGTTTAGTACGGGATAGTAATGGCAGAATAACTTTTAGTTCTTTTTCCTTTTCAGCTACACATTCTGCAAGTACCTCAGGAGCTTAATAATGACACGAGCCGTTTATAATCCTATTACTAATATTATTTATAGATTAGATAATAGTGAAGTTCCTCCAGATAGTGAAAGTTACATTGAACTACCAAACCCTATAAATACCTGGCCCAGTATTTCTCCAGGAGTAACGTGGCAAGTTATTGATGGAACCCCCACATTTGTAGATTCTAGAACTTTAGAACAAAAACAATCGTATGAGTGGAGTTTAATAAAAGCAAAACGCGATCAATTACTAACTGAGTCCGACTGGCGAGTAATTAAAGCTGTAGATACAGGAGTTCCCTTAGACACCGCCTGGAAAGTGTATCGTCAAGCTTTACGCGATATTACGTTTCAAGTAGATCCGTTCAACATTGTGTGGCCAGAACCTCCCACCGTTTAAAAGGAATATATGGCATTAAAAAACTTACGCGTAGTATACAATAATCTAGCAGATTTGCCTACTACCACTATCTCTGCTTCAAGCGCACAAGCAACAACGCCTGTAACTAACTTAACCAAAGATCAGAAGGGGCTAGTGTGGCGAAGCAGCATAAACACTGCAGCAGCTACTACATCCACAGCATACTTACTGGTTAGTCTTGCTGCGTCTACTTCAGTTAACAGTTTAATTTTACCGTATACTAACTTATCTAGTGCAGCAGTTATTTCAGTTACTGCATACGCTGCGGTTCCTACATTTGGTGGAACCGTTGCAGCTCCTACTGTTGTAGGAACCGCAGGAACTACTACCGGTAATGTTAGCTGCTGTCTTTGGAATACTTTAGCCCTAAGTGCTTGGGGTACAGATCCTATAGCTTCCAATACGTATGCCTACGGTGGTGGCACCTGTGCCACGGTATGGTTCCCCACAGCTATAACATCTAGATATTTTGTAGTTAAAATTGTGGATACTTTTACAAGTAAAACTAACAGCTATATTGAAGCTAGTCGACTAATACTAGGAACTTACTGGAGTCCTAAGTATAATACTGGATATGGCATGTCTACTACTCAAGTAGATTTAAGTACCCATGATCGAACTGAAAGCGGCGACCTTGTAACCCAACGCGGACCCCGATTTAATAAACTTAATTTTGATCTAGGCTTTTTAGAGCAAGCAGACCGTCGAGAACTAACTAAGATAATGTTAGGTAATGGTCTTCCTAAACCCATATTTGTTAGTTTATTTCCTGCAAATGGAACCACCGCAGCACAACTAGAAATGGAACGTGCGCATCAGATCTATGGTAAATTTATGAGCTTGCCTGGCGTAAGTTATAGTATGTTAGATACCTACGCTACTCAGATAGAGCTAGAAGAAGTATAACTAGCAACAAAAAATTTTACACTTGCATGAATTATACCTATGTGATATAATACATGCAATTATAATCATACTATTCAAAATTTTTTAAGCTGTAACTGTTTAATGCTGTAACGACCAATTAAACAGTTACACCAGCTTATTTTGTATAATAAAACTGGGTTTACACCCACAAGGAGGACCAGCGATGGCACCCAGTAAATTAAATTTTAAAGTCTACCAAGGCAGTACATTTTCAGAAACCTTGCGTTGGGAAAGTGCTACCAAGGTATACGTGCCTATTACAAATATCACAAAAACTGCTCCTATGGTAGTTATTGCTACAGATCATGGAGTTCCTGCAAATTGGCGTACTAAAATTAGCGGCGTGCAAGGAATGAAAGAAGCTAATACCAGCGACTATGTATTGGCTACTGGTGTTACTCCAAATACTTTAACTTACAATTCTGTTAATGCTTTAAATTACACTGCCTACACCAGTGGCGGGGTGCTTGAGTACAATCAACCAGTTGACTTATCACAGTACACAGCTAGAATGCAAATCAGAGAAAAAGTATCTAGCGCCACAGTAATCAAAGAATTAACTTCAAGCGCTGGTGATATTGTAATTGATAATACTGCTAAGACTATTACCATTAAAATTTCTGCGGCAGACACAGCACAATTTACCTTTAAGTCAGCTGTGTATAGCCTAGAGCTAGTAAATGCAGACGTAGTAGTACCTTTTATCTACGGCAATTTAACTCTAGAAGTTGAGGTTACACGCTAACATGGAACTCATTAATTTAATAGAGTCTAGCGTTATTGTTAATACCTCGGCTAACAACAACGTTATAGTAGAGACGCCTGTTACGTATACAATAAGCACAGGCGTAGTAGGGCCTCCAGGTCCTCAGGGAGAAGCGGGTCCAGCGGGTCCACAAGGCCCTTCCGGAGAAGTTGTTATTGGCGGAGTTTCTGTAGCAATAAATAACCTTACTTTTAGAGACCTGCTATCTTTTAACGGCACAAGCTGGACAAATACACCCCCTAGTACGGTTACTGAAGGCGGTAACTTTTAAAAGGAGCCACATATGGCTAATGTAATTAGAATTAAACGCCGCGTTAGTGGTGCCACAGGGGCTCCTGCTAGTTTGGAAAATGCTGAACTAGCTTTTAACGAAGTAGATAACACCCTATACTACGGTAAAGGCACGGGAGGAGCAGGTGGTACTGCTACTACTGTAGAAGCTGTTGCAGGCAGTGGGGCTTTTGCTACCCTAACCAGCAATCAAACCATATCAGGTAATAAAACTTTTACAGGTAATGTAATTGTACCTACTGTTACTAGCACAGATAATAGTACCGCAGCTGCTTCGACTGCATTTGTAAAAGTTCAAGGTTATTTAACAACTAACCAGTCAATTACTGTTAGTGGCGATGCTACAGGTACCGGCGCTACTGCAATAACACTAACGCTGGCAAATAGTGGTGTAACTGCAGGTACATACGCCAAAGTTACCGTGGATAGCAAGGGTCGAGTAACCGCAGGTGCTAGCTTAGCTGCTAGTGACATTCCTAGTTTAACTGCTAGCAAGATCAGTGATTTTGACACGCAAGTTAGAACGTCAAGGTTGGATCAACTAGCTGTTCCCACTGCAGCTGTAGCGTTTAATGCACAGCGCATTACAGGACTAGCAGACCCTACGCTTGCGCAAGACGCGGCAACCAAAGCGTATGTTGACGCTACGCGTCAAGGACTAGCTGTAAAAGACGCAGTTCGCGCAGCAACTACCGCCAACATTACCCTAAGTGGTACACAAACCGTTGACGGCGTTGCAGTTGTAGCTGGTAACCGAGTATTAGTAAAAGATCAAACTACTGCCTCTCAAAATGGTTTATACGCAGTAGCTGCTGGAGCTTGGACACGCACAGAAGACGCAGATGGTAATACTGAACTAGTTGGCGGCGACTTTGTGTTTGTGCAAGAAGGTACAGTTAACGCAGATACAGGTTGGGTTTGCACTACAGACGGTACCGTTACACTGGGTACTACAGCCCTAACATTTACACAATTTTCAGGAGCCGGCAGTATTCTTGCGGGTACTGGTTTAACCAAAACTGGAAATACACTAAACGTTTCACTGGTACCAGTTGCCAACGGCGGAACTGGTGTTACCACCAGCACAGGTTCAGGATCCGTAGTACTAAATACTTCTCCTTCACTGGTAACACCCGCGCTGGGCACACCAGCAAGTGGTAATTTTACTACCGGCACATTCTCTTGGCCTACATTCAATCAAAATACCACAGGCACCGCAGCAGGTCTATCTGCTACGCTAGCCGTTGCTAGTGGCGGTACTGGTGTTACTACTAGTACAGGTACTGGTAGTGTAGTACTTAACACTTCTCCTTCATTGGTAACACCTGCACTAGGCACACCAGCAAGTGGTAATTTTAGTACTGGTACATTTACATGGCCTACGTTCAACCAAAATACCACAGGTACTGCAGCAGGTTTATCTGCTACACTAGCTGTTAGCAGCGGCGGTACTGGAGCTACAACTTTAACGGGTATCTTAAAAGGCAATGGCACAGGAGCATTTACGGCTGCCACTGCTGGAACCGATTATCTAAGCAACGCATCCACCATCGACGGCGGTACATACTAAGTACAGCAAAGGGAAGTTTTTACTTCCCTTCTTTTTTCCTTTTTAGGAGCTTATAATGCCTAATACTGTTTTATTAAAGAAATCTTCTATAGCTGCCAAGGTGCCTCTTATTAGTGACCTTGATTATGGTGAAATTGCGTTAAACTACACAGACGGTAAGTTGTACTTCAAAAACGCTTCAAATGTAATCAAGAGTTTTACTATCGATGATAGCACCGTTACTCTTGCTGGAACCCAAACTTTAACCAACAAGACTTTTACAGATAATCCAACGTTTTCTGCCGGCACTGTTAATGGAGTAACATATCTAAACGGATCTAAGGTGTTGTCCAGCGATGCGGCACTTACATTTGATGGCACAGCTTTGCAAACCAGCGGATCCAACAGTGTGCCATTTCAGGTGTATAAATACAGTGCCAGTGGTAGCGCAATTATTGGGCAATATACAGCTTCAGGCACATCATCTGTGCCAACTGCAGTTGCTAATGGTCGAGCAATTGGCCGCAACAACTTTTTTGGACACGACGGAACAAGTTTTTTTAATGCTGCTGCAATTTCCGCGTTTGTAGACGGAACCGTAGCTACTGGATCAGTACCAGGAAGAATTGTTTTTACAACAAACAGCGTCGGCGGCGTGGCAGCTACTGAACGAATGGCTATTAGTGCTGCCGGTAACGTAAGCATTGCAGCACTAACCGCGTCCAAGCCGGTCTTTACGGATGCATCTAAAAACTTAACTAGCACAGGAACGTTGGGTGTTGATCAAGGTGGTACTGGTGTTACTACTAGCACAGGTACTGGTTCGGTAGTACTTAATACTTCGCCTTCCCTAGTAACTCCTGTATTAGGAACACCAGCAAGTGGTAACTTTAGTACTGGTACATTTACTTGGCCTACGTTCAATCAAAACACCACAGGTACTGCAGCGGGGTTATCTGCTACACTAGCCGTTGCTAATGGTGGTACAGGACAAACATCGTACACAGACGGGCAACTGCTAATTGGCAACTCCACGGGCAGTACGCTAACCAAAGCAACACTGACTGCTGGGTCGGGAATTTCTATTACCAACGGTTCTGGTGCAATAACAATAGCGTCTACAGGTAGTAGTGGGGGTGTTCGTAGTACTTCAATCGCCTCTTCAGCAACTCCTACTCCAGATAGCTCAACTACTGATCAGTACAATATTACCGCACTAGCAGTGTCGGCTACCATACAAATACCCACAGGTACACCCACAAACGGACAACGTTTAACCATTCGAATAGAAGATAATGGAACCGCTCAGGTATTAAACTGGATTACTACTAGTGGTGGTTATAGAGTAATCGGAACTACACTACCTAGTACAACTGTTGCACTAAAAACTGTATATATAGGTTGTATCTATAATTCAACCGATTTATTTTGGGACGTTGTTTCAGTAGCCCAACAAGCATAAGGACCTAACATGAAAATTGATTTTGAATTTGATACTCCACACGGCGTTTTTCGCGATGCATTACACCTGCCGGATGATCACGGGTATTCTGACGCAGAAATTGAACAGTTAAAACAACAACGTGTTAGCAACTGGATTGCCGTCGTAACTGCACCACCAGAGCCAGAACCCGAAATTGCTGGTACGATTGAAATTGCTGGTGAAACATACATGAAGTTAGAAGGCGTACCACCAAGCGGAGCTAAACTTGTAGAAGTTGAAGGCGTTTGGTACTACAAGGAATAAATTATGCCTATTTCGTTTGTAGCATCAGGAACCGTTGCAACAGGATCAAATCCTGTTATGGCTGTGCCAGCAGGAGTTCAACAAAATGATATTATGTTTCTTGTCATTGCGTTGGGAAGTGGAGCAGCTTTTCCAAGTACTCCAAGTGGTTGGACTTCGGTTGTAGGCACCACTAACGATCCAAAACTTGTAATTTTTAGAAAATTTGCATCAACTGTTGAAAATAGTTTTACATTAACTGCAGCTAGTACAACACGTGCAGTTATATTAGCATATCGAGGCGTTAGTCAAACCGATACTGTTACTGCAGCAGTATTGGCATCATCAACTACAACAGTTTCTACCAATACACTAACAACAACATATGCAAATGAGTATGTTATTAGTGCATACTCAATGATTAATACTGGTAGTGATGCTACGTGGACAGCCCCTGGGTCAACAACACAACGAGTAAATAGCGGAAGCAGTGCTTCATCAGCAGGCCTATTAATTGTTGATGAGTTACGAACTGCTGCTGGAATTTCTAGTTCTAGAACTGCAACTTCTTCTGCTTCAAAAACACTTAATGCATATGCCATTTCTATTATTCCAAGTGGACGTTATTGGGTAGGTGGCACAAACAACTGGGATGGTACTGCTGGAACTAAATGGTCGTTTTCTTCTGGCGGATCCGGTGGGGCTCCTCTTCCTGCTTTAGCCGATGACGTGTATTTTGATGCTGCATCGGGTGCGATAACCTGTACTATTGCCAGTGGCAATACAGGAGCCAAATCTATTGACTGCACAGGATTTACTGGTACACTTACAGGCACTGCAGCAATCACAGTTGCAGGCAGTATTACTCTTGCGGCCGGAATGACTTTTACTCATACCGGAACTACTACTATAACAGGTAATTCCACAATAACCAGTGCTGGTAAAACGATTGGGGCTCTGACAGTTGATGCCTTAAGTAGTACAGTAACTTTAGGCGATGCACTGAATATTGGCACCAGCCGTACACTCACTATTACGCAGGGCACATTTACCACTCAGGGTTACAATGTAACTGCTATGCAGCTCTTTTCCTCTAACTCAAACGCTAGAACTATAAATTTAGGTTCTAGCACGATTAACTTAAACCTCACCTCAAATGCGCTTGATTTTACTACGTCAACAAATTTAACACTTAATGCCGGCACATCTCAAATCAACTTGACGGCCGCGTCGGCCAGCGTAATATTTTCCGGAGGAGGTCGAACTTTTTATAATGTTTCTTTTGCGAGCGGAACTACTACAAAAACCATTCAGGGGCAAAATACTTTTAGCAACTTAACCGTTGCTGGTCCAAGTGCTGTTGGCGTAACGCAAGTAACCTTTGATTCTACACAAACGATTAACGGCACATTGTCTACCACAGGTACAGCAGGCAATCGGCGAGTTTGGTTCCGTGGACTTACAGAAGGTCTTGTACAAATATTAAATATTAACAGTGCACCAAGTTTGGTAGATGTAGACTTTCGCGACATATACGTAGTCGGCACAGCAGCTCCAATTAGTGGGACTCGTATTGGTGACTTGCGCGGCAACCGTGGCATTACTTTCAATGCAAAAACTGTATACTGGAATTTACCGGCCGGTGGCAATTGGTCAGCAACAGCTTGGGCTGCCAGTTCCGGTGGCGCGGTTAGTGCTGATAATTTTCCACTGGCTCAAGATACTGCAGTTATTGAAAATACTGGGTTAAATACATCTGCAACAGTTACCCTGGATTCGGCCCTGCCTTATTTTGGTACTATTGATATGTTTACGCGTACAAACGCGATGACATTAGCTGGATCAACTGCTTATACGGTTTATGGCGACTGGAAGTTTGGAAGCGGAGTTGCAAGATCTTATAGCGGAACACTAACTTTTTCTGGACGAAATATTCAAACTATTACTAGTGCCGGTAAACTTTTTGGACAACAAATTGCAATTGATACATACGGCGGCACAGTGGAACCTGCTGATGCACTTAATCTTGGTACTATTGGTTCAATAGCCGTAACTAATGGTAAATTTGATACTAAAAATTACAACATTACTTGTACGACGATTTTTTCTAATAATAGTAATGTAAGAGAAATTTATCTTGGGTCAAGCACAATAACAACCAACAGTACTCCTGTCACGTTTACTACAAGTACTAACTTAACCTTTAACGCAGGAACTTCACAAATTAATTGTTCTGTAAATGGTGATACTTTTTCAGGAGGTGGCCAGACATTTTACAATTTAACATATACAAGTAATAGTACTGCTGCTATTTTTACTTTTTCTGGTACAAACACGTTCAATAATATCAGTTTTACTGCTCCTATCTCTGCAGGTTTTGTTCAATGCGTATTTGCTGCAAACCAAACTATTAACGGAACCCTTACCGTTGCAGGTGCTTCTCCTGTACGCAGACTATTTGTACGTAGTGATACCCTAGGCACTCCACGTACTCTAACTGTTGGCACGCTAGCAGCAACCGACTGCGACTTCCGTAACATTGTAATTACGGGAACTGCCGCTGGCTCTACTCCTACTCGCGCTGGTAACTGTGGCGGTAACAGCGGAATCACTTTTCCTACCGCAAAAACAGTATATTGGAACCTTGCAGGTACTCAAAATTGGAGTGCAACTGGGTGGGCTGATGCGAGTGGTGGAACACCTGCGATCAACAACTTTCCACTAGCACAAGATATTGCAGTATTTGATAATGCTGGAACTGCAGGAACTGTTACCATTGACCAAGCTTGGGCTATAGGTACGTTTGATGCGTCGGCTAGAACGTCGGCAATGACTTTTAGTGTAGGAACTCCAGCATCGTTAGTGTTTGGCGATTGGAAATGGGGTACAGGAGTAACTTCATCGACAACCACAGGATCAATCATATGTTCTAACCCGGTTGGTACACAAACGATCACAAGTAGTGCAGTACAGTTTAATTTTGCGGTGCAAATGAATTCAATATCAGGTAAAGTTCAATTAGCTGATGCATTGTTATCATCAAATTCTCTTAATATACAATCAGGAGAATTTGACGCAGTTTTATACAATGTAACCGTTAGTCGTGTAAGTATAGCTACAAGTTCTACTATATTCAAAACATTAAGAATGGGTTCCGGAACATGGACTCTATCTGCCACAAATCCTTGGGATCCAAGTGGTGATACTTCCACTTTAAAATTTTATAAGGGTACCGCTAATATTGTTTTATCTAATAACAGCACTACTGCACGAGACTTTAATGGTGCTGGTTTAAGTTATAACAAACTTACAATTGGCGGTACAACAAGCACTAGCACAACTACTATCGCCGGCAATAATACATTTACTGAATTAGCTTCAACTAAAACGGTTGCTCATACTATTAATTTTGGCGTAACTACTCAAGTTTTTGGTAAGTGGACAGTAAGTGGTACACTAGGTAATGTGGTTACTGTTAACGGCGGTGGAACCTCACATGTGATTGCGGGTGCACGAGTTAGTGAGATTGATTACGTAAATATGTATATTGGCTTCAGTACTGGATCACCTGGTGAGTTTTATGCTGGAGCAAATTCCGTAGGTACTGGCACTCGTGTTATTAACACAGCAGCACCTGCACCCACAACACGATATTGGGTAGGTGGTACTGGTAATTGGGATAACGCTACTACAACCAGGTGGTCAGCTACCAGTGGCGGTTTGGGTGGTGCTAGTGTGCCTACAAGTGCAGATGACGTTATATTTGATGCAGCTAGTAGTGCTGGAAGTTACACTGTTACTATTGTAGCAACAATTGGAGCGCGTTGTAACTCATTAACTTTTGCAGCACCTGCGTCAGGGACAGTAACTTGGGCAGGCACTGCAGCTTTATATATTCACGGCAACGTAACTCTGCCAGCAACCGGATTAACCAGAACTTATAGCGGTGCAATTACGCTAAGTGGCTCGACTGCTGGCAAGACGTTTACAACCAATGGTGTAGTGCTAGCCTCCAATATTTTTGTCGATGGAATTGGGTGTGATTGGAGTTTAGGTAGCGCATTGTCTATATCTACGTTGCAAATAACTTTGACCAATGGAGGCCTTGACTTCAATAATTATAATCTAATTGCTGGAGCTGTGGCAGTGAACATAAACACACCCTCAAACTCAATTAAAATTATACTTGGTAGTAGCGTTTTAACACTTAGTAGCAGCAGCAGCTTATATCTTAATACTACAGAACAAGCAAGAGCTAATTTAACTTTTAACGCCGGTACTTCTCAGATAAACTGTAGCTCAAATGGCTCTACATTTAACGGAAATAATCAAACTTTCTACAATGTATCTTTTACCAACACATCCGTTGGAGTAATAACTCTTAACGGAGCCAACACTTTTAACAACTTGTCGTTTTCTGGCATCAATAGCATAGCATTGAACCAAATAACCTTTGCCGCCAACCAAACTGTCAACGGTACTTTAACATTTTCCGCAGGAACAAATGCTACAATGCGGCATTTTGTGCGTTCTGATGCAATTGGTGCAACTCGTACATTAACTTGCGCTGCGTTTTCAGGAACTGACGCCGATTTCCGTGATATAACTATTGCTGGTGCCGCTGCTCCGGCATCTGGTACCAGATTAGGTGATCGCAAAGGTAATAGTGGTATTACTTTTCCTGTTTCTAAAAATGTATATTGTGTGGCTACTACAAGCGCAAATTTTACTAGCAATATTTGGTCAGATGTACCAAACGGAACAGCAGATTTAATTTATTATCCACTACCTCAGGATGATGTAATTTTTACAGCTACTCGTCCATCTGCTTCTTCAACAATTTCTACGACTACATATGGACAATATGTCAGAACAATTGATACCAGTGCTCGTATTGGTGTAGAATTTGCTTTGACAATTAATATGGCGGCTAATGGATTCACATTTTTTGGAGATTTTATACAAGGATCTGGAGTTACTATAAGTTTTACCAGTGCGTTAGTAACTGCCGCCGGTAGAACTCTTCAAAATATAACTAGCTCAGGCAGACCATTTCCGTCTATTAATGTAGATAGTATAGGCGGCACTGTTAGATTATTAGATGCTTTTCAAGCTACTAACAATAATCAGACTGCTGTTAATGTTGAAAGGGGGACTTTTGATGCAAACGGTTACAATGTAACTTTAGCGAGTACATCAAATGGTAGGGTATATACAGCATACACTACAGCACGGTCTATTAACATAGGTTCGGGTACTTGGACACTAGCTAGAGGAAATGGTCAAGATGCTTGGGATGCATCAACTGCAACTAATCTTACTGTTACTGGCACCGGTACGATTAGTTTAACACATGCAAATGCTAAAACTTTTATAGGTGGCGGTGTTTCGTACGCAGGTATCACGTTAAATCAAGGCGGTGCAGGTACCCTAACTATCACCGGCAACAACACTTTTGCAAATATTAGTAACACATACAGAGGTACAGGTGCAACTACTATTGCATTAGGCACCACAACACAACGCGTTGGTACTTTTTCAGCCAGTGGTGCTCCTGGTGCAATATTAACTATAACAGGCGCTTCAGCAACTTCACCAGCTACGCTAATCTACACAGGTTCTGGTGAAGCAACACCTACCAAACCTAACCACTTAACAATTATTGGCGTGCGTGCTTATAATTTGGCAGATACTTGGTATGCTGGTGCAAACTCCACTAACCAAGGATCGCTAGGTTGGATATTTGCTGCAAGTAGTGCAGTGGCACTTGCAGCTTCCACATTCTTCTTGATGTTTTAAGAAAGCACACTATGGTAGAATTTTTAGGAACAGGATTACTAGGCAGCGTGCTAGGCGGATTATTCCGCTTAGCACCTGAGCTAATAAAACAGTTTGACCGAGTAAATGAACGTGGGCACGAACTCAAAATGTTTCAGCTACAAACTGAACTAGAAAAACAGCGCGGAGCTTTACAAATTGAAGAAAAGTATGTAGATCACAGTAACTTGCAGTTACAAGCTATACAAACAGCCTTTCAAGAACAAGCACAAACCGCATCCAAAAGCTATCCTTGGGTAGCTGCATTAAGTGCACTAGTAAGGCCTGTAGTAACGTATGTGTTGTTTGGTATGTACGTGCTTGTAAAACTAGTTATAATTTTATATGCACTAACAAACAACGCAGACTGGGTTGCAGTGCTTAAATCAAATTGGACCCTAGAAGACTTTGCTATGTTAAACATGATCTTAACATTCTGGTTTGTGGGGCGTTCAATAGAAAAGCCAAGCCGATGACACATCCAGCCATAAGCTTAGCCAGTGAACTATTTGTAAAACCTTTTGAAGGATATGCTCGTCGACTGCCAGATGGTCGTTGTCAGGCGTATCCTGATCCAGGCACAGGTGGTAAACCTTGGACTATTGGTTGGGGTTGTACAGGCCCTGATATAACACCAGATACCGTATGGACAAAAGAAACTGCGGAAGCAGAATTACTAAAACATTTAGAATATTTTTATACGGGGTTGCTTAAGCTAAGTCCAAAACTTAAAACAGCAACTCCGCACAGAGCAGCAGCCGTAATTAGTTTTGCCTATAATTGCGGTTTAGGTAACTATAGAATATCAACTTTTAAAAAACGCATTGACG